TGACTCAAATGCTATTGCTGTTATTCCCGTTGGTGCACCAGTACATGTAAGAACAGCATTGGTAACTATCTGAATTGCATTAAATATATATGTTGCAGCAGGTGTAATCGTTGCAGCTCCACTATAAACTCCGCCAAGATTGCCCATCATAGCATCTGACACATCTTTCGTATCAACATTAACTGGATTTAATGCACTCACATCATTCCCATTCACTATTAGGTTACTTAATTGATCAACAATTATATTTTTAAATAAATCTTCAAGATATCCAATAGAACCATCTTTTTTGTATATCTTAGAACCTTGAGGCGAATAATTATCATCCTTCACAAAAAAACCTCCTTTAAATAAAATAATGATCTCATATATATAGATTATATGAGATCATTATTTTATGCAAGACTATATCATTTTTATAGCCCTGATTGTCGATTCTATCGCTTTAAGAAATAGCTCTTTACTATTTACATAGTATTCATTTACGTCTTTATATTTGCTAAATCTCAGCAAATATGAGGGTATATTTAATGATCTTATAGCATAATCTAATTTGTCCCCAAATTCTTTGCCAGCTAAATCATTATCAAGACATATTAAGAATCTGACATTATTCTTCTTTAATTGATCAATATTCTCGCTAATAAAAAAAAGTAATGTTTTATACATTGTTACACTATTCAGTGCAATAGCTTTGTACCCTTCATTCTCAAAACTAAGGGCATCAAAAATACCCTCAGTAATAAAGATAAAATCATTTAAAGAAGTATGACTGATATATCCAGCATTAAAGATTTTTACAGGTACATTCTTCAAGTTCAAAACTTTTGTATTCTTCATACTCAAATAATCATCCCTTCGAAGAATACAATTAACCACTTTTTTATCTTGCCATATAGGAATTATATTTCTATATGCATGAAGATTATACAAGTTAGGAAGTAAGTCAGATGTAAATACTTCTTTAGGATTGCAATAAAGAATTCTATATTTTTTTATCAAACTAATTTGATTTATTCCTCTTTGCCAAAAATATTTATACTGATACCATTTGGCTTTTTTAAATGCTTCTGTTATAATATCTGTTAGATCAGTTATTTTATTTTCTTCGTTCTCTTCACCACTTATAATATCGAGTCTTATTTCAGGGGGCTCGATATTGCAGTTTAATATCTCTAAACCCTTTCTTATTATCAATCCAAAGTCTTTTCTTAGGTCAAGACCTTCAATAATTGATATAATATTAAATACATCACCCTCCAACCCACAAGAACAACAGCAGACATTTCCCTTAACACTTAATGAACCTTTTGGAGTACTGTGTCTTGTAGATAAGCACGTCCAATTTGGTTTACCAGGTATTAATCCATAATACATTAATACTTTCTGTAGATTGTTTTTTACTTCTTGTTTCTGTTCATCTGAATATCTTCTCATATCACTTTCCACCCTTTATCAATTTAATTTCAAGTCTTTCCTCACCCACGCTCATTCCATCAACTATTTCACCAGTTTCTTTAAATACTACTTCCCCATTAATAATTTGGCATTCTTCTCTTAATTTTTTTATATCAACATTCCCTTCATGATCTGTAAAAAATTTATTAGATAACATCCATTTTCCTAATTTTTCTTCATTCTCAACAATTGGTTCTGGTTTTATAATTAAAAACTTTGCAGATGGAATTGAGTACATATAACATTTATCATTTTCTTTGATTGACTCACTTCCAACTATACCTTTTGTTATATTCTTCTTTATCATTGAATACATCATCAATTTAGTTCTTTCTTCCATCGAATCAATTCTTTCTTTAGCCATGGATATTTTTGTTTCATAATTACTAATAACTGCTTGACATGTTTTAATATATCGCTCTGCTTTTATTTTTGCCTCCCTATAATTTAATAACTCTTCTTCAAACATGGCATCCATTGATACCTGTTCTTCGAAGTTTTCATCAAATATATTATCATCACTTTCAATTAAATTATTCATTATAAAAAATTACCTCGTTTCTTATTATTTGCCTTATAGTTTTTGTTGAACTGTTTTAACTCTTTCTGTCTTAATTCTCTAAATTTTTCTTTAAGATGATTATATTCTACTGTATCTGTCTTTCCTTTTTCCTCAAGTTCTTCAAGTCTCTTTGCTATTCTATTTGATTTCTCTCCATACATTTCATCAATCCTCCATTAATTGTATTTTTCTTACATACTTATCTAATAACATAACATTGTCTGTATAAAACAATATATTTCTATACCTATACATATTGTATCTGTATTTCTCGCCAAATCTCTTTTCAAGCTTTAATGCCTCATCATAGCTATAGAATATATAAAAACAACATTCGCCCTCATCAGTAAATTTGATGTTATTATTATTGATCTTAATATCTGCTGCCTTTGTTGTATTTATTAATTCAATTATGTCGTTTTTATCATACTTTGGTGGATTTGTTGAAGTTACTATAAATTCAGTTAAAAAAATAAGTGTTGTAATCATGATCAAAGTTACTGCACAACATATTCCCCATCCTAATTTAGTCATATGAATATATCCTCCTTAAGTTTAACCCCATTGATTTCTAATACTTTGATTTTATCCTCTGTTACTTCAACTCTCATTTCAACCTCATAGCCAACATATAAGAGATCATCCCTTTTTATTCCTTGTTTTTTTGCCTTCTCTTGAAGTTCCCAATTCTCTTCCTTACTTCTATGTAAATATATTTTTGCAATCATTTTTACACCAACTTTCTAAATATTCTTTCGATATTTGTTTCAAGAATATTTGTTATTTTATTTGCAGTCTCTAAATCTATTTTCTTTCTGCCCTCTTCTACTTTTATGTACATATTTAAATCCATATTTAATTTATCTGAAATATCTTTCTTTCTAAGTCTCTTCCATATTCTAAAATTCTTTAAGGAGGATGCTTTATAAGCATCTTCCCCTTCTTTATAAAATAACATTGTTATAAATCTCCTTATTCAAATAGCTGTTTTATACTTATACCAAACAATTCAGCAAGTTTTTTAGCATAAGTATATTTTATAGAACATTCCTGCTTTTCATACAATCTAATTATATTTTTACTAACACCAATTTTTTGTGCCAACTCTTCTTGAGTCAAATTCATGTAAATTCTTCTTGATCTTACAACGTTTTTCTTCCCTGTAAATAACATAATAACCTCCCTACTTAAGTTCAATCATCAACACTTCTGGCTTTGTTTCTACCTTAATTCCATCTACTGGATTTCCATCCCGATCTATTACATTTCCACCACTATCAAAGCTTAATAACTTCTTATAATCTCTCCAATTTATTACTTCTGTAACTGTTGTTGTAACATACTCAGGTCTATTCTTTTTAAGATAATTTAAAAGGACTTCTTCATTTTTGTTTATTGTCTTTGCAGCATTTTTGATTACTACATCACCTGATACAGACTTAAACTTTCTTTGTGTCTTTGTTGAATCGAGGGTAACGCCTTTTTCAATCAAGATATCCAATGCTGAAGCTATTTCAAACTCGATCTCCTTTTTCTTCTGCTCAAACTTATCAGCAATATCCTTTAACTGAGATTGATAATAACTAAGTTGAATATTACAAACTCCCTTTAGTCTGATATTTTGTTCGTTTAGCTTTTTAAGCTCAACTATTTTCTCCTCAACCTTTGCTGAAATTTCAATCACTTCATTATTCATTTTTTTTGACTCTCCTTATAAAAATTTATTAAAGCTTCCATTAAGGCACTATAAGTGCAGCCTTTAACTTCTTTAAGTTCCTTAATATAATTGCTCAAATCTCTTGATAAATATATTGTATACTGCACTTTTCTACTTATTTCCAAATCCATTTTATCACCTACTTTAATATTGACTTTAATATAAATTTATTCTATCATAAAAAAAAATTAAAGTAAACAGTAATTATTTTCATATTTCACTATACATTATAATTACAATGTGATATAATGTAGTTAGTAAGTAAATTATATTACAAGGAGGATTTAATCATGATTGATAATGGCTTTGTATTTGCAGCACATAAACAAGCAACAAAAATAAAAAGAATAAAGAAGATTGAATCAAAAAAAATGGACAAACTTATTGAAATTCTAAGAAAAAAGAATATAACTTTAGACATAGCTATATCAGATAATTTCAATAAGACAGAGTTAAAATTAATAAAATCATTGAAATTAGATCATTACTTAACAATGAATGAAAGGAGGTGAGTAACATTGGCTAAGAAAGATAAAAATGATTGCCCTTATTGCGGAAATTCCAAATCAGATAATAAAGTTATAGGCTTTGATGAGAATGGAAAGGCAATAATCAAATGTAATCACTGTGGCAAGAACTACACAAGACAAGATTAATAGGAGAAAGGAATCAAGAAAATGAAACAAAAAACTTGATTCCTTTTTTTTTAATTTAGAAGATTTATGTTATTAGTATACCATATTATAAATACTTCTTAAATGGTCTGCTGCAATTTCTCCAGCTCTACCCCTTATATTCGAGGGATATATCTCCTCAATAAATTCTTTTTCCTCTTCTTTCATTCCATTAGTTAATGCAAGCTCAATCATTTTATTTAATTCTTTCATATCTTTAGCATGATATCCAATACCCTTATCATAGATTTGATATTCGAAATTATCTTTATCACTTTTAAAATGATTCATTGTATCAGCTTTACATATCCAATCAGGAAATATGACTGGCTTGCCTAATATCCACGCTTCATATAATGTCGAACCAGCATCCGCAATTACTACATCGGCATCGACAAGTTCTTGAAGTGTAGGAGTATGTTTTTCATGTGAATGTAATTTACTTGTAGGGTGTAAAGCTATTTTTGTTTGATACTTCTTATCAATCTCATTTACTAAATTTAAACATTGTGGATAAGTACTACGTCCCTTGTTTTTAGTATGATAGCCATGTGTTGGTGCCCATACGATATAAGGTTTGTTATATTTATTCTTCTCATAATCTCCATTTAAAAGTGGATCTAATTTAGTATATCCACAGACAAATATTTCTCCTTTATATCCTGTTTTTCTCATTCTTTTTTCCCAAGCTGGACCCGGAACAAAAGCATATTTATAATCTTTGATGTTACTACCTATCCAATAATTCTTATCAGCTATTCCATGACTAAAGAATATATCATTTGGACCAACAAGAACTTTATTCTGTTCGTTAATTCTTAGTGATGAAAAGAACCGACAATTAAGTTTCTTTAGCGGTCTATTAGAATATCCAGCATCTCCCAAGTGTTTCATTATAGGATTGGCAAGAGCTTCAATAGCGAATTCATATGCCTGTCCTGCATGTTGAGACTGGATATCATAAATAAAATTAAATTTATTCCCTTCTACTAAGTTGTGTTTTTTTATATATTGCTCATTATCTACTCTATCAACCCTTAGCATTTTATTACATCTTAACTCTCTAAATATTCCTTCATTTCTTCCCAGTTTTATTTCAGCTATTTCAAAGGGTTTAAATGTAAAGTTTTCAACTTTAATTTCAAAGTGTGCAGTATTTAATATTGTTACTATCATTGTTTTTTCTGCCTCCGCTCTCTTTATTCTCTCATTTACTTTATCAGCTATCCATATATTTTTATTACTTAAACATTTTTCATATACCTCTGTTGTTATCTCTAAATTTACATATTTTCTCGAAGGAAATCTATATCCATCAATAATGATTTCTTTACTACTTCTATTATAAAAATTCATCTAACCACCTTCAATATCTGATTATCAAGATGTTTTCCATCATTTATGAGATCGCAGACAAAGTCTGCTATATCAGATGGCTTTAACATATTTTCAAAATCATCATCAGGATTTATATATCTTCTCATATCTGTGTCAATAGCTCCAGGACATACACAATATACTTTTATTCCATAATCTCTTAACTCTTCGGCCATACTTAAACTGAAATTTATAATAGCCGCCTTTGTTGCTGAATACGCACTCCTACCCGGCCTAGCAGATAATCCAGCAGTACTCGCAATATTTATAATTTTACCTTTGATCTTCTTTGCTATACAAAATTTTACATAGGCTTTTGAGCAATTAAAAACACCATGAACATTTACGTCAAATTGCCTCGCCCACGATTCATATGACAACTCGACAATACTTCCCATATCAATAATACCTGCATTGTTTACAAGTGCTATTGGGTTATCCTCGATTGAATTAAGAAGATTATCCAAAACATCTTTCTTTGATACATCAAATTCGTTCCATCGAGATATCCCATAATAAAAATTATCTCTGTGAGCTATACACCACTTTTTAGCAATCGCGCTTCCTATTCCCCTTGACGAACCTGTTACAATTATGCTATTCATTGTCAGCCCCCTTGAACAAACCTTCCATTATTCTTAAATCCAATGGGGTAGTTATTTTTATATTTTGTTCAAGTCCATCAATGACATATGGCTTCGAGTCTGATTCGCTTATTACTAAAGCTGCATCGTCTGTGTATTCTAATTGATTCCTGTTGAACGCTTTATTGTGACAATCAATTAAAAGAGATTTCAGGTATTTTTGGGGCATCTGCACTTGACCAACTTGATCTCTATCAATGACTTTTCCATCTCTTGTCAATACTGTAGCCAATGATCTTGAAATAGGTACAACAAAATCACTATCAATATTGATGATATTCTCAACAAATTCTATATTTATAAATGGTCTTACTGATTCCATTATTAATACATGCTTTGTATTTACATGTCCCAAAGCATTATAAACGGACATTTGGCGATTCTCACCATTTTCAATGATCTTGAAATTTTTAATCTGATACTGTTCTAGTAAAATTATTGTTGTGTCAATATAAGAAGATGGAATAATTATCTGATTTATTTCTTTGATCTTGTCTAGAACTTCAAGTCCATAAATCATAATTGGTTTACCAGCCAATCTTGTAAATTGTTTAGGATATCCGAGACCTGCTCGAATACCCTTTCCTCCATTTAAGTAAATTACATCAATCATCACATTTCTGCTCCGAATCATCTAAGTTTGTATCAGAAAAAACACCATCTTCATAATTTGATTTCATAGTATTATTTTTTAGTTCTTCAAAAGTTATATCATCTTTCCCTTTCTCATATTGCTGCTCAGACTCTTCTGTTTTAGCTTCATGATGGTCAAGTTTTTCCAATAGAATACATGAATAGCCTTTAATTCCAACTTTATTTTCATCAGTAACTTGTTTAAGTGTTGTAAATCCATAATTTTCAAAGATGTTTTTATAATTTCTCTTCTTATCTCCCTTGTATTCAATTACGACTAACTTATCAGCTAACCTTGCTATATGTTCAAATATCCATATATTATTTTGGTGAATGTGATGTAATACTGCCATTGTAAATATTACATCATATCCCTTTTTGTCTCTTATTAATACCTTTTCAAGCTCTCCAACTCTTGTCTTTGCTTTTAAATTAGGATAAGTTTGTTTCATTAGTTTTATAGCATTGGGATTTATATCTATTCCATTTAAATTCTTATATCCATTATTGTATAAAAAGTTTAAATTTCTTCCCACATTACAACCAAGTTCCATAATACTAGCATTTAGAGGAATATTATTTTCTTTGAAGAAATCAACCAAGAATTGACTTCTTTTTGAATGCGAAGTATATTTTTTTGGATTATTTCTTTCTGATGGATTTCTCCAATAATTCAAACAATCTTCTGGCTTTGATTTGTAGATATTATAGTTATCTGTTTCTTTACTCATTTAAAACATCTCCTTATAATTTTGATTTCCATTTTTTTAGAATACTTTGATCTATTATTATTTTGTTGCTATTTTCTATTATATTTAATAAAAATTCGATCTGTATTCTATAATCATGGGGCTTCTGAGGCTTTCTTCTCTTCTTTCCGTCAACTCTAATTAATGACTTCGTCTTGTCATCCCACTTGATAGTATTATAAATTGTATATCCTTTGTTGTAACCTGATGAATAGAAATCGCAACCAACAATTTCTAAGCTTTTTATATTATATTGTAATAAATGCAATATTGCCAATGTACTCATATTGGCATCTGTATTCTTGAATATAACATCAAGTTCGTTCATGAAATGAATACCAACATTTAAAATTTTAATTTTATCTTTCTTCTTCTCACCTATAAAGTATTGATTAACTAATAAGGGAAACTTCTCTAAAAACTTTTTATCTGTTTTACTTCCAAGGATATGATCTCTTTTAGCTACATACCATTTTAAATGATCTTTATCTAAAATCTGAATTCTTCCAACCTTATTTAGATTGGCTGCATATCTCAGACATGTATCAATTGCCCCAGTATGATATAATACATCTGTGCGACTGCCTATATCACGCATTATACCGCTATAATAAATAGGATAACTATTATTCAATCTAACTATTACATCCTTGGAATCTATCTTCTTCCCCATCCTAGTCCCTTCTAATGATTTTGAAGGACCAACAATTATTATATTCTTTCCATCAAGGTATCTAGAGTATTCTTTTTTAACTGATTCCATTTATATTACCTCGCCATGTGTTATTTTTCCACGCATTATCAACATTATTTAGGCCTATAATTGTTTCATAATATCCAAATGACATTTCACTCTGTACTTTATTTACTACTTTTTCTATATCAATACTAGCGTTCATTCCTATATTTTTTAAAACTTGCGATTCATACTTATATTTTTTAGCCATTTCCATTATATAGATTGGAGCTGAATGCATTCCTAGATTCGAAAAACTTAATAAATTTCCAAATCCTCTTCCATCTTCAGCAATTAATAATGATGGCTTTCTATTTCTCAAAAACCAAACATGTGCGTGAAGTCTAAAACCTACATGAAGCGTAACATTATTATACCATTCTAGTTTATCAGCTCTTCCAGCCAAGTTAATATATTCAATATTGCCAAACTTCAAGTCTTTTGTTTCTTTTTGATGAGAAGTTATAAAAACTTCACATTTTAAAGTGTTTTTTAGTCTTGCTGCTAAATGGAAAGTATCTTCATAATGTCTAACGTTATGAGGCAATGAGACTGCAATATTAAAAGAAGTTTTAATATTAATCTCTCTTCCAATCATTTTAAGATCAAATAATCCTAAGTCACCTGTCATTGGTACTTCAACTTTAAAATTATTAAATAATAACTTTTGAGTTAAAATATCTCTTACTGAAATATAATTTCTTTTATCTTGTATTAACATTTCAAAGATATTTCTTTCCCTTGAATTAATTTTAAAGCTTGTTTGTTCTTTTATACCTGGATAGATACACCAAGAAGAACCAATAATATAAACAGGGATATTATATCTTATTGCTTTTTCAATATATTTTAATCTTGTTTCCAATATCTCTTCATTCTCACCTATTGTCCATCTAAATGCAGGACAGATAAGGTACTCATATTTTCCCATGTTACATTTTTCAAATATCCTCTGTTTATTTTCTGTTGATTTTGCGATAGATACTACATCATGTTTATATTTCAATAGCTTTGTTAGTGAATAAATAATTAAATCATCACCAGAATTCATAAGTCCGTCTTCTGCAAACGGACTTAAAATTAAGTATTTCATTTATTTAATCTCCAATCATTAAAATTAAAGTTGAAGTATACTGAGTTAAAGTATTTTCCATCAAAATATTTTCTGGAGGGCAATGTTGTTGTATATGCATCATATTTCTTAATCTGCTTTACCCAAAAGTTAACAGCAGAATTGCACTCATAAACTTCTCCATAAATGTTTATTAGGTTCATATGATTAAATCCTTTGTCAAGTAATAGATCAAGAGCTTGACTTCCTATTCCCTTATTACAAAGATTTGGATTAATAATCATTGATACTTCTGCAAGTCCATTCTCCCACTCAATATTTACAAGACCTACCATTCCTATAAATTCATTTACTCGTCGTGCTTGCATTGTCTTTGTATTAATTGCTAAACTACTATCAAGTGATTCAAAAGTATATACACCAAAAAATCTATTATTACTATTTCTATTGCAAATAATATTATTATAAAATGATTCCTGCATTTTATCAGTTAAAAAGAATGGTGTCCTCAACACACCTTCGAGCTTATTTCTCCACTGTCTTACTACTTCACATTGCTGCATATTTAAATCGCCTAATACTACTTCATATTTATTATTCATTGATTATTTTACCTCCATTTTTTAATTATATTAAATCTTCTGATAAAGGAGTTCCTCTTTTTATGTCAGTCAACGCAGTTCTTGTTAAAACATAATTTAAATATTTTGGAGATAATCCATATCCAGGTCTTATTGATCTAACATTTTCTTTTGTAAAATTTTCACCTTTTATCATGTCCTTAACAACAAATAAAGACCTTCCAATTAATCCATTTATTTGTTTTTTTTCATTTAAACTATAATCAATTTTTCCTATACATTTTTCAGCATCTCTTATCGACTGAACCATTATTTTAAAATCTTTAGGTTCAATTGAAAATGCTGCATCTGGACTACCAATAGATTTATTTAATATAAAATGTTTTTCTATTACTTTAGCTCCCATAGAAACAGCAACTATAGGGGATGCAATACTTAATGTATGATCCGATAAACCAACTTCACAATTAAATGTTTCTTTCATGTTTCTAATTGTAATCAAATTGCTATCTTCAACATTCGCTGGATATGATGACGTACATTTTAACAAGATTATTTGATTATTACCAACTTTTCTACATGCGACTATTGAATCGTTAATATCATTCAAACTGGCTATTCCGGTAGATATTATTATTGGTTTATGCTTAGATGCTACGTATTCAACAAAATTAATATCCCGTATCTCAAAGGATGCTATTTTGTATAATGGAACATCAATATTTTCTAAAAAATCAACAGCTGAATTATCATAAGGTGTTGAAAAGAACAATATACCAAGCTTGTTAGCATATTCCATCAATGTCTTATGCCATTCCCATGGAGTAAATGCGTTTTTATACAAATCATATAAAGAACTACCATCCCAAATAGTTCCACTATTAAGTTTAAAATAACTATTATTACAATCTATTGTTAATGTATCAGGTGTATATGTTTGTAATTTTACTGCATCGGCACCAGCATCTTTTGCTGCTTTTATTGTTTCTTTAAAAATATTTATATCACCACCATGATTCGCTGATAATTCTGCAATAATAAATACTTTATTGTTTATAAATTTCATTGATTTATTCATTGATTATTTTACCTTCCTTGTTACATAATTTAAAATACTCAAAAGCTTTAGAAAATGAAATCATTGCCTTTAAATCATTCTTAATAGTTTCAAAACATATTTCATGATATTTATTTAGGTTGCTTTCTGATTCTTTTAGCTCATCAAATTTATTAATTAATTTTATAATATCATTCTCTATTTCACTTCTTTTATTCATGCCAATCCCTCAATATATTCATTTTTATAATATCGCCAACTCTTCTTAAATCATCATAATCGTCAATACTCCACTTTAGATCAAACATATCCCTAAATGGAGCATCTATTTCTCCTATTTTAAACTTATCAGGATTATTTTTTACATAAAGGGTAACATGTTCTCTTTCTTCAGTATTTGATTCATCATTGATTTCAAATAGAATATCCCTCTCAATTATTTCAACATCAAGTCCAGAAGGATATCCATGTTTCCCCCTATTATGGGTATAATCATTTTTATTTTCTAGATGAATATCAATCATTTCATCAATAAGATGTGGATAAAATGCTAGTAAGGGACAGTCATGAGTTAACCTCACAATATTTTCGACTTCTTCTTCAACTTCATTTTCAACAAAGTCAACTGCTGCACAAAATCTTCCCAATACATTATTTTTATCCCCATCCCATGAAAATGTAAAGGCTTTTTCTTTGTACTGTTCAATAAATTCAATATCTTTTATATCGTTAGTTGTTGCTAAACAAATAATTGACGAGTTTCTTGAGTGTTCAGCACCAGTAATAACCCAATCAAGTAATGACTGCCCTGCTATTGTTATACTCGCTTTTTCTGGCAACCGACTAGAATCAAGTCTAGTCGGTATAATTATTATATTCATAAATCCTCCATATTACATTCTATACAATTTTTATCATCTTCTGGAATCTCACAAGATGAACAATATTTATTATTATTTTCTAACACTATACTTTTAACTGCTCTCATTAAACTATCTTCTAATCTTTCAACTGCCAAATCTAGATTTAAAGAGTCTGGACAATTTACAAATAAAATTTTTGCAAGATTTTTATATCCTTCTCTTACATCTTCTATTTTATCAATTCGATCTTTATCTGGTGTAATATTTGTCATACTTCTTAATGTTCTTTCTAAATTCATCTTGTTCACTCTCCTATAATATTCTGAAATGGCTTGAAATTAAACCAACCATCCCTCTCGTTAACTATCTTAGCATAATTATCTAAACATCCGATCAGATAACTTGCTAAGATAAAATCTGGTGTATCACTTCCATTTTCCATTGAGTATTTATTTATTAATTCTGCTAATTCTTTTTTAAATTTATCCTTGTCTGTTATTGTTTTCATCTTTTTCATTCCCTCCTAACCTTTCTTGCCATTGCTTACTTTGACAGGTTATACAAATTTCAGTTTTTTCATCTGTTCCACAACCACAAATTTTACATTCTTTCATTTCCATTCTCCTTACAATATTTATAATACATATTTTTAATTATCTCAAATTTTTCAAGATCAATTTCATAACTGTCTCTATTTTTTAGTTCGTGATATCTTTCTGATATCAATATCTTTATAATATTAAAATCTTCAATATCTATATTCATTACCATTCTCCCCTTATAGTGTACAATCCAGCATGTTTCATAATGTCATTTTTTAGCTCTTCAAAAGTTATATCTTTTTTCTTGTTTATAAGATGAGACAACAAGTTACCATATATACAAACTGCTTTATCATTATGCCATATTTCAATACTGTGCTTAATATTCATATATCCAAAATCACTTCTATAATTCAGCCAGTGATTAATGGCCTTGTCTATGTTTTCTGTAACTAAAGTAATTTCCTTATTTTCATACTCTCCATGGATAACTATAAAAATCATACTTTAAATCCCTTCTGTGTATTCATTAATATCCATATGCCAAAACAATCATATTCATATCTAAATCTCGCATAACATTTAGGGCAACAGTACACTTTACATTTTTTTTCATCTGTTTCAAGTTCTGTCATTGTCTTACAAAACTTACATTTAACGTTTTTCATGCTTGTCAAGCTCCTCTACCAGATTATCAAGTATGTTATTGATATAATTATTCCGCTCGCAATTTATAAAGCAATTGATTATAAAAACTGTAGTTCCTATCTCATATCTTTTATTGTCAATTAAAAATAATTGATCATACATGTCCCTAATTGTTGCCTCATCGTTCAAACAGGTGTTCCCACTTCCAAAATCTAATATTATCTGTCTCATAAATCCTCCTTATTCGTTATTGTAACGACTGTATCATTGTTTATCAGTAGGGTTATATTACCATTGTGGTATTTACCATCCCCTAACTGATAATAACTTTGCTCAATATCTTTGTTAATGATCTTTCTTTTTATTTCTTCAAGATCAATTTTAAGTATTCTTTCAACATACCTCAATAATGCGTGTGTTGATATCCTTATATTTCTTGGTTTTAAGCTTTTTATTAATTCTTCAAGTCCAATTATTTTATTATCAATTTCAATCATCTTTTTTGTTTCTGCATCAAAAGCAGCCTTTTTTCTTTTTAATTCAATATCAACACCAACTTTCTTTTTCTTTAAGATATCTATTTCCCTTTCATATCTTTCAATGTTCTGTTCTATCTCACCCACATAACTCCCTCCTTATCAATTCTTGAATTTTTTTCTGATTTTGTTCTTCTTGGATATACTCTAAAGTTATATCCCTGTTGATAACATCTATTCCAGCTAAAAAACAAAGTATTTCATATTTTGAGTATTTATAAGAAATCTTCCCTTTATTAAAAGAGAAATAGCTTGTTTTAGAATAATCAACTGTTACTGGCTTTAACTTTATACCTCTTTTTCCTATAATATCAAAATTAACTTTTCCAGATTTATATCTTAAATTAACTTTATATAAATCTGGTACAACTTCTTTCAACAGTTCATACTTTTCTTTTACCATAATAGCCCCTTTCACTATATAAAAAAAGAGCTTAATGAATCCAAATTTGACGGCTCGAATTCACTAAACTCTTTTATTTTTTATATAGTCTATTTTGGCCGTCAAACAAAATAGACTATATAAATTTACTAAATCATTTTAACATAGTTAATATTATTTTTCAAGATTCAATCTGAACTTTTGTATTAATTCGATAATCTTTTCTACATAGAAATCCGACAAACCATAATATATTGGTATACTTACTATTTTATCTTCTATCAAAGAAGTTTTTGGACAGTTTACAATATGATTCCCATAATATGAATGTCTATAAACTGGCTTATAATGAATCTGACAAGCAATATCATTTTCTTTCATGTATGACATAAATTTATTTCTATTCTCTATCTTAATAATAAATAAGTGATAACTGCTTTCTTCTATATCTTGATATATTTCTATTTCTCTAAAGCAATCATGATATTTTCTTGCTATCTTTCTTCGCTTGTCTATAAATTTTTCTAATTTATACAACTGAGATATTCCAAGAGCTGCGTTAATATCTGGCATTCTATAATTATATCCCATTGTTATCATATCCCAATTAAACTCTTCAAACCTTCCATGGTTTCTAAATGCTTTCATCAACTTATATTCAAAGTTATCATTACACAGAACCATACCACCCTCACCAGTAGTTATGTGTTTTACTGGATGAAAAGAGTAACAAACAATATCAGCTATTTGATTTCCTTTGTTTCTTTGAATCATGCCTAATGAATGACATGAATCTGATATTAATTTTATATTTCTTTGCTTGCAATATTGTCTAAGTATTTCATAATGTTTTTCGCAATGATATCCAGCCATATCAACTATTATAATTGCTCTTGTTTTTGTTGTTGTTTTCTTCACAATATCAGCAAGATCAATTAATAATGTTTCCGTTGAGACATCAGCAAAAACAACATTTCCCCCTTCGTATAAGACAACATTAGAAGTCGCTGCAAAGGTAATACTAGGAACAATAACTTCATCCCCAGGTTGTAAGTCTAATGTTTTTATAGCACAATGAAGTGCTGCTGTCCCTGAATTTACAGCAACAGCATATTTATATCCAGTAAAATCTCTGAATCTATATTCAAATTCCCTAACCTTGGGACCACATGTTAAAAAATCACCTTCTAACACCTTTTTCACTTCTTCAATGTCTGATTCATCAATAAATTGATGTCCGTACCCAATCATATCATTTCCTCCAGTTCTTTTTTAGTTAGTCTTTCTGCGTTATTTGATGAGTATTTAAAAGCATTCTCCCCAATAAATTTACCACCATTGTATTTTATAAAATAACTTTGATCTGGAAGAATAATGAGAGTATTTCTTCCCATGTCTAAAGTTCTTTTCATTTCTTCTGAACTAATTAAAGTTTCGTGTAACTTTTCGCCTTGTCGAATTCCTACGATATCAATTTTACGCTTTGGATTTATGGTTTTTGCGATGTCTATCATCTTTACACATTTTAATAAAGGAATAAATATTTCACGTCCTAGCATTAATCCTAACGCATATAAAACGATATCAACAGCATTTTCAAGAGTGAGCCAAAATCTAGTCATGTCAATATCGGTTAAAAGGAAATTGGAATCATTCTTTTCACATTGTTTCCATAAAGGTATTACTGAACCTCTAGAACCTATAACATTTCCATATCTAACACATGAAAAAATTGTTTGTTGATCTCCTACATAGTTATTTCCTGATATAAATAACTTTTCCATGCATAACTTTGTAGCCCCATATAAATTAATTGGTTCAACCGCCTTGTCTGTAGATAGGGCAATGACTTTTTTTACCTTTCTTTCTATAGCAGCATTTATAATGTTTTGAGCTCCTATAATATTTGTTTGTACCGCTTCAAATGGATTAAATTCACATGATGGCACTTGCTTTAAAGCAGCAGCATGAATGACAAAGTCTATTCCCTTAAATGCCATAAGCAATCTATTATAATCCCTTATATCTCCAATGAAATAACAAAGTCTATCATCTGAATACTTATTCTTCATTTCATGCTGTTTCAATTCATCCCTGCTAAATACATATATCTTCTTTACTTCTGTAGTTAAAAGTCTTTCAATAAATGCATTTCCAAAACTACCTGTTCCACCTATAATAAGAATTTTCTTATCTTTAAATAACATATAATTACTCCTCTTCTTCATATTTTATTCTTTTAAAATCTATATTCGGAATAATACTTCGACCTTTAAGACTTACAAACAATTCAACTCTTTTTTTTGCTAGTTTATAAATATCTTTATAGCTCATATTTTCACACATTCCATCATTCAAGGCTTTTAAAACTATTTCATCAGCTTGTTTTATTTCATCAAGTTGATTTATCTTCAATAACTCTCTTAAACTTTTTTTCTTCTTTTTTAAGTCTTTTACAATAAAACTATCTATTACAAACAATGCTTTATTTTCCATATTAGTGAATACTATATAAACAGCATCTTCTTTTTTATATCCTTCACTTCCTTGATTAATTGCATAGTCTCTAAATGTTTTCAATGCATCCGTTTCTTTCAACCTTGATACCTTTCCTTTTGTTCTTGTTTCCAGCCATTCTGTATTAGCTTTTTGTGTTGCCAAACCTAAAAGAGTTTTCCTCATTTTAAAAAATTCTTTAATAATAGCTTTTTTAAATTCAATAACTATTTTTGTATTTCTCATTAATGTAATTAAAAATGTAACATGCTGTTCATTTAAATAGTAAAATTCTGTAGGTCGCCCCCCAGACTTCCGCATTTGAAATGCTAAAGTTCCAAACTCATTCAAGTCGTTTTCATAAGTTCTTATTAGTTGGATTATAGACTTATGACTTTTTTTTACTCCTTCTGCTACAATTTCACTTGTAGTTATCGGATTATTATTTTTAAGTAAAACTAATTCTTTCATGATAAAACCTCCTTTCAGAATATATCTATTTTATCGCATATATTCCAAAAGGTCAATATTCATATCAATGAGCTTTTTTTATTCCCTCCCTCTCATATTTTCTTCGTAAATACTTATTATTATTTAAATGATCTCTTTGCTTTGCTTGCCATTCTCTTACTTTTTTATTTGAATAATCTTTTGTATTTGAATCAAGGGAAATAACTTCTCTTCTCTTCCAGTTTCTAATATTTCTTTCAATATATCTTTGTTTCTGCTGTGCTGCATAACTCATCTTCTGAGCTTCACTATATCCATATTGATCAACAAGTTCCTGCTCATATGGGTCAATACTTGATGGCAGTATATTTCCAACATCTTCAAAGAATGGAGATACTTCATGAGCACAATTTGGATGCCAGAGTCCTTGAAGTTCAGCATCCCATATACTTTCATACTCTTTCGCCTTTCCATCCATTGAGAGTGTTACGCCCTCATAGGGTGTACAAAAATCACAAGCTCTGAAATGACTACTTACAATCCCTAAACTATATCCACTCTCTGTCATTCTATTAATATTAGCTTGCAAGGCGCAACGTCCTGTCAATGTACGCCCTAACATTTCACAATACGTATCAATACTATATTTTGCACCGTTCTTGTATGTTATGCTTTGAATTCCCTTTCGTGAGAACTCATTTAACATAGTCTGCGAAAATTTTCTTCTGGTGAATATATCAGCTTCTGAGTAATGATTTTCACCAGCCATTATCGCAATATCTCGATATATATCATTCGCTACCCTCATCAATTGAACGTGCTGACCTTCTAAGCTATAATACGCAGACTGTCTAAAAACACCAAAAAAAGTTTCATGGTTCGCATATCCAGCACTACTGAATAACATACTTATCTGACCCGGAATTTCAGGTATTCCGGGTGGCGGGGCAAAATCTCTTAATAATAACTTACCCGATATTTCACCGCTCTTATTGAGCTTATTACCACTGGCTAAGATACTTCTTTCAGCATCTTTCAATCCTCCTATATATGCTTTTGCTAAATCTTCATCAGCCCATATTTTCCATTCCTTATCAAAGTTTTTAATAATCTTTTCAACTTTTTTTTCATATACCTTTCTTTCAAAAATAATATTACTTGGATTTTTTATTATTTTCTTATTCAGATCAACTATTAATTTAGCAATATCTAATACAACCTTTTGAGCTCCAGCAATCAAATAATCCGAATATTTTGAAAATTTATCCTGGTTCATTTTCTGCCTCTGTATAATTTAATTGTCTCATTTCAAGGAGCTCTAAATTTTTACATGTTGCTATCTTCACATAAGAATTCGCACAGTTAATAAACATAGCAGCCTTGGTTGTTATAATTTCTGTTATCTCATTCTTAATTAATAGTCCATAGCCCTTTAGATAATATCCATATCCATCCATCAATAATCTCTTTATTTCATCATAACAAATAGGAGTAACCATTCTTTTTAATTGATTAACTTTCTTTGCTATTCCATCATAAGTTACTTCATAACTTAAATTTTTATCTTCAGCTATTTTTTTAGTTCCAAGCAATATCTTTCCAACCTCTTCAGCAAGCTTATTTATTCCTTCTCTAAACTCATACTCGATCTGAGTCTCCCATTTAAACTTCATCACTTATAACCTCCCCTGTTATTCCAGATTCTTTATTTATCTGGTTTACTTCATTCTCGATGTCTGCTTCTTCCCAGTCAGGATGCAGCATTTTAACTTTCGCATATGTACTTATGGCTCTTGCTTGTTCCAAGTTTCTAATTACTTCGCTTGTCTCCATACTATCTATAACTATTGAATCTTCAAGTTCGATTGTTATACTTTCATCAATCTCATACATTTTCTGTAAGTTGGCAGCCTGATCTATTTTTTGAGCTTGTTTTAACAATTCAATAATTACTGGTTTCCAATACCGAGACTTTTTCTCTCTAGTTAACTGGCTTTTTCTCTCTCTCATTCTAAGAGCTGCTCCACTCTCAGCATTTCCATATGAATCTCCAAATCCAAATGTCTGTGTAGAATAGCCACATTGATTTATAATTTGAGCGAAAAGCTCTGTACATGTTTTTGCATGTTCATCAACCCTAACATCAAATTGAATATTGTCTATTGGCTTCGCTCCTGTGTCTCCACTCATTTTCCAAGCTGTCAAATTGATCTTCATGAATGACTTAGTATATTTGCTAAATCGATTCATTTGAGACTCGACCCCATTGATATCACTTTTATTTTTAGTCAACAGCTCTTCATCAATAAATATCTGAGCCATTCCAAGCTCCAAATCCCTCATCCATGATGTCCAAGTAAAATCCAAAGAATGTAATAATGTTATACTTGAAGAATAATCATTAATTCCTAAACTAGAACCTGGAACAATTTTATTAGGCCTCATATTGGGAACATATACGCACCCAAGACCATCTATATTTTCATAAATTACATTTTCAAGACTTAACACACTTGTTTCTTCAAGTATATTAATGTCAACTTTTATTCCCACTTTATCAACTGACCCTTTGTATAATTCATACTCGATAATGCAGTTTCGTCCCTCTCTTCTTCTATTCTCAAATAGTCTATAGAATAAACCTTCATTTGTCTCTTTTACGACTCTAAAGAACAAAACTTCCCATAATCTACCTCTCCAAAATGTAGGAAAGAACTGTGCTGGTGTTACAATAGATACTACTGGAACGCCGACTAAATCTGGTTCTATATCTAACTTTAAAATACACCCAGACATCGCAGCAGCTATTTCAGCCCCTTCTAACAATGTATTTTGGAACCCATTCTCTGAAATAAAAGTTTTTATTCTTTCACCAGAAAATTTCGATTCATCATAAACAATTTTTGGAGACTCTGAAAATAATAAGTTCGCAGAGGTTGTCGCAATGTCCCCAGCTGCCGGCAAGTGAACTGCTCCAGACATACCTTCTTTACTTGCTTTTGACCAAAACATTTCATTGAATATATCTGTATTCAATTTTGAATAATATGATCTTAAATTTTCTGGCTCACCAGAATACCATGTTGCCCACTCTTGATATTTATTCATCCAGAACGACCACTCGCTTGGAGGAAATTGACTATTTTCTTTTAAAAATGCCATAATATTCTATACTCCTTTTAATATATTATTTCGGTATAATCTTTGAATGTATTTGTCTTTATCTCATCATAACCTTCCAACTCTTTTGATCTAATCATACTATCTATGCATTCATTATATGCTTTTTCTGATGTAAAGTTATCTTTATATATTACAATTTTCTTCTTAAAATATGCCATGGTTTTTCTCCTTTTCAATTAAAATAAATAGCTATATTCCTAATATTTTATACCTTGATGCTGCCCAAGCTATTAGAGCATCTGGGTAATGATCATCTTCCTTGGCAATCTCGCCAATTTCAGGGTTCTTGTAATGATATGCTTTCATTTTCTTTTGGCATGTATAGTCTGTTATATTTAATAAGTTTCTTTCTAACATGAATCTTAATACATTAATAGCAACAGACTTCCATTTATTAAAAGCAATTGGCACCAATGTTGTATCAATACCCTGTTCTTCAAATGTCTTTTTTAATGTAATATTACTATCTTTGGGATTGCTATCTGCATATAACTTATCTATTCTATACTCCTTACAAATTTTACATATTTCAAGACATCTATCCTTAAGCTCAACATATTCAAAGGGAAATGATTTAGGATTAGTAAAATTTCCTCTATGATCTTGAATTAAATTTAATATTGTAACCATATATCCCCAGTCAAGGCCTGCCTCTGTTAAAGCTCTTTCTTCGTATTTATCACTTATTCCTCTTCTATACGCCCGATCTATTGAATCAAAGTCAAATATCGTATCACCAATTTTTGGTCTTAAACATAGATATTCAGAATCAAACATTTCCTTTGTTATTTGTTTTTTCTTGCTTTCTATTTCTTCACTTTTCCAAAAACCATTAGGTTCCTCAACTTCTCTAACGCACCATTTAAAAAGCTTTGCTCCCGTTGTGTGTCTATTATCAATTATGTCGCTCATTAACCCAAAAGCCTGATGAAGTGTTGATGAAATTATTACGTTTTCTGGTATATCATTCATTGTTTTTGGCTGTCCCAAAGCTGCTAAATAAATTTTTTCGTCCAATTCGTCAACTTCATCAATTCTAAGTTTTGGCTGATGGCTACCTCTTACTGATTTTGAACTTGCAGCCAAGGCACGAACCCATGAACCATTTGTTAGTCTATAACCTCTTCCAGCAACTTGTTTATTGATCAACATATGCGATGGAGCACGTGGACTCGCCCAGAATTCAGTTAAATACGCAATCGCTTTTTGTGCCTGATCAAGAGAACCACCAAGAACATTACAGCCACAATTTTTTTTAAAAATTGATTCCATAAATGCTAAAATTGATAGATCATAAGTTTTTCCGCCAGAGCGATTTGCGTACCATATTGAAAGAGGCGATATTTCTGCGTAAGCCTCCCACATTGCGTCAAAAGGATAACTATGACCTTCACAATTACCGTCACGATTCCAGGGTATTCCAATACCGAAGAATTCTTTTATCCAAAAATAAAAATGGTCCTTTGTTACTGGTGCACAGCAAAACCATGATTCCCAATCAGGTACATTACAAACAATATCTTCTAATTTCATATATTTTCCTTATTACCATTCTTTTTAGGAAATAGCTTTTCAAACTCTTTCTGGAAAATACTATTTTCTAATCTAAATTTTTCATCTATCTTATCTTCAAGCTCTTTAATAACCTCTTTATCAACTCTTTTAAATTCTTCAGGTGCCATATTGCATAAAGCAAAAACAAGTAAGTTTGGTACTCCTCTCATTTTCTTCGTTGTCTTTGTTCTTTTTTTCTTTCCTATTTCTTTACCATCAATAATTACTGAAGACTCTTGAACTTCGGTATATTCATATCCTATGGCTTCTTGCCATAGCGATTTCTTTAAATTTGCCACTAATTTTGCCTTAGAGGCCTGTAGTACTACCGTTAAGTCCTCATGAAGTGTTTTATATTTTTGCAAAGTACTATATACAATATTAAGTTTTTCAGCAATTTGACGCTCTGTTAATCCTGATTCTCGCCAGCTTCTTATTAATTCAAGTTTTTTTTCTACATGCGTATAATATTTACTCTTTGACATTTCCATCACCTCGATACGCCATTAACTGGCCTTTATTTTTAACTCCCATTTTACTGTATATATTAGAAACATGTTTTTTTACTGTATTTTCTGTTATCCACAATTCTTTGGCAATTTCTCTATTTGTCTTTCCAGCCATCAGTAACAGGTAGCATTCATTTTCTCTTGTTGATAAACTTTCTTCTTTTTGCGTAAATTCTTTGTTTTGCCTATAGATAAAATATTCTTCCCATACCTTCTTTAATTGGCTTAAATTATCTTTAGTATTTATATTATTTTCAATTAATTGTGTAAATTTGTCAATTTCAGATTCCAGATATCTTCCTTTGAAGTTATCCATTGTAATTTTCCATATTTCGCTCCCATACTAAGCAGTTGGATGGTTTTGAGTCACCAACTTCGCAAGTCCTTTGAAATCCGTCACTACATATAATCAAATAAATCCGACCTGTTGAGTTCCAATAATTTAATCCTGGATTTTCAGTTTCTGTTATCCTTTTGCATTTTGGACAATTTCGGCATTCTAAAGATTCATATTTTGTTGTATTTACTTTATTTTTTCGCATTTTTTATCACAATCCTTACTGCTTCTAATTTTTCCTTGCAATAATCGCACCAAATATCTTTAGCCCATTTATTACAGATCTTACATCTATAAACTTTTTCTTTACCATTCTTCCAGTCCAGCAGCTGTTCTCTTGTAAATTGATAATTTTTCTTTGTTTGGGAGTCCCATAAGCTAACAATTATTTGTCCATTATTTTTTACATAACTTACTTTAAATCCTGTCTTAATATTATAAATATCGCCATTT